CCTCTGCTAATGTTACTGGTTCAACCACAGTACCTATATCGGTTAAAGTAAAATCTATAATAAAATTAGAATATGCCATATATCTTTTTTACAAATTTACATTATTTATAATAAAAAACCCCCTACTAAATAGTAAGGGGTCTTTATATCTATGTAAGATTAGAACTATACGTTTCCTAAGTCAGCATAAATAGCTGAAGTTGGTTGCATTAAGTTAATATCTTCATAACACTCGATACGAGCAGTAACCATATTTTGTTGGAAGTTACTTGCATTCTCATAAGAGAACTCAATAGCCATTCCTTCAACCTCAACTCTTTCGCAGAAGTTGTTATCTAAAATAAGTACTTTATCATCAGCTACCCAAGATGCAGCAATTACTGGAGTTCCCCAGATTGTCATACCACCATTAGGATTAACGATAACACTACCAGAACCAGCATAATAACCAGCAGTAATAGTCTCTTTCAATAAACGACCTAATTGAGTTGGAGATACCAAAGCAACAGAAGATACGAAATTCGCACTCTTTTGGTTACCGATATAATCAACTAATTGCTTTAAATCAACAGTTTCAGCAGTTGTACTAGAACCAGTTGCAGCATTAGATACAGTTGTGTAGAAAGCAGAGTTCTCAGCTTTGTAGAAATCTCTAGTTAACATTCTAGGTAAAGTTGTGCTTAAGAAAGGCAAACTTCTAGCCATTTGCTTAGAGAAAGTAGAGAAACCAGCGATGTAGTCATTAACTACTTTCACTTCGCTTAATGCGTAGTTATTCTCACCTTTGTTAGAACCTTCAGTTTGAGCAGCAATGTTGTTAGTTGTAGCAGTCTCTTTGTAGAATACATAAAGGCCTGATTCACTTCTTACAGTTGGTACTAAATCACGGAAGTTTACTGCTTGACTTGGCAATACAGATGCATTAAGAGCATAAGATGCTTGAGCATCTCCTGTTAAACTTGCAGATAAAGTCATTGACTTTACATCTCTTAAATCTAAACGGAATTTTCCGTTAGACTTCATTTGTTTTTCCATCTCATCCATTTTACCATCTAATTTTTCGATGATAACTTCGTCAAGATGTTTTACTTCACGCTTTGCAGCTTTTTTTGTTGCAGCAGCTTGAGCATCAAATTGTTTTTGTGCTTCATCTTTTACAACTCTAATCTCAGCTTTAGTTTCTTCTAACTTAGCTTCGATGTTAGCTTGAAAACCTTTAAGGTTCTCAGCCATTTCGTTAATAATGTTTTCCATTTTTACTTTTTTAATATTTTATTAAATTCTTTAATTGCCTTCAGGACTTGTTCATCATTGTTTTTAATTTCCTCAATTATCGGCTCAGATGATTGCTCGGTCTGAGTGATTTCTTTAATGATTTCAATTTCTAATAATTCTGATTGAATCCTTTTTATTTCAATCTCCATCAACGCAAAGGTCTCATCTGTGAAACGACCACCTTTAAACGCTTTCAAGAGTTTCTCTAGCCTATTTGCTAATTGCTCTTTCTTTACTTCACTTTTAACAGAGATAGTTGGAGTTTCTGGGTTTGCTGCCCATAATACTGCACTACCTTCGTAAAGTTTAAGTTCACTAATTGTTCTTATTCCGTTTTTATCTACGCTTGAATTAATTGTACTAAATCCAATTGAATGTTGATTGATAAGACCAGCATCGTACATCTTAATCATATCTTCTCCTGTTTCAGTTTCTACTATTGGAGTGATTGCGATTAGCATATCTCCCTCAATGTATAATTGCTCAGGCTTACCGATTACGGCTTCCATTTCAGCACAATGGTCAACTAAAGACCAGATTAAGTTTTTACCTGCTGGACCTCTTTCTTTTAGAGTCTTAGTAAAGGCTTCAGGAACTATAATGTCATTATCTAAATCAATGTTTCCTGTTCTAGCCCAAACTGCTTTAACTCTACGAGTTTCAGTATCAACATCCATTACCTCGTAACCAATATCTTGTTTTTCAACAATAGTATCTTTTGATGCGTATGTTTTCATATTGACAAAGTTATTATTTTTTTTGTTATTGTATTAATGATGCTATAAGTTTTCCTATTGCTTGACCCATTACATTTTGTAAGGCATTCCAAATAACTCCGATTCTACCCATTGGAGGGTTGTCTGCTAAGGTTAAAAGTTTACCATTTGCACCTCTTACTGCTTCATAACCTAAAGTACATCTGCAATTACAAACATTGGCAGCACTTGCTTTGGAATCGCAAGGATGGTCCATTAATTCATAACCTAAGCCTACTTGATTGTTTGGCACTTGAAATTGCTTTTCCATTGGTAGTTTAGTTCCATCCATAATTAAATGGTCGGTATGGTCTCTTGGCTCTCTCCTTGTTCTGTTGTCTCTAGCTGCAATCCATTCTTTAATAGTTACTAATCCAGTTGCAGTTGCACCTACCATAGAACCTATGTTTGCTGCTCTGCCTGTTTCCGTTCTAGCAATAAGTTCTGCTCTATAATCTGTAATGCCTGAAGTTCTAAGCAAGGCAATTGTTTGAGGCAATGTAAGATTTTGCTCGGTTGACTGAATTAAAAATCTTCTTATTTGTTCTTTAGTTGTATCGGTAATATCTGCTGCTAATTGGTCTAAGCCATCATTTTGTAGGACTTGGATAATAGCATACTGAAAAGCATCTGTCTTAGCAGATTTAAACTCCATTGGCACATAAACCCCCTTTACAGACTTTTTAACGGCACTTTCGCTTATTAGAGCCATCTTAGTACCCATAGCTAAATGGAGCTTGTAAATGGTCTTTTTTAGGGCTTTGTCGCTAATTTTGTTGTAGTCTAGCGTACGGCAATAGGTATTCACCTGATTTTGTAGTTCTTTCTTGAACTTAGGCGAATATTGTTTTAATGCGTTGGCATATAGTTTTCTATAATCTTGCCAAATCATTTTATGGGTTTAGGTTGTCAGGAATATTCAAAGGTTGAAATTGGTCCGTAGGTTGCAAAGATGAAGGGATATAAAGTTTCTCCATTTCCTCTTGTGGAATATAGTCTGGAGTTTTGATACCCATAATCTCATTCTTTTGAGAAGGTGGAATCCACCAAGCCGTATTTAACCAAGCAACTTGCTCTGTCTTATTTGCCTCTAATTCTTGATAGACTTGAATATCATATCCTACATACAATCCACTATTTCTATAACCCCAATCACTATGTAATTTTCTATTTAAGTTATCAGTCAATGCATCTAACAAAGGAATAGCACATCTTAAAGTTAATGCCTTCTCTCCTTCTATTTGGTTATTGTAAGTCTTATTATCTGCATCGTTTAATAGTTGAGATGGTACTCCGTAAATATTACAAAGTGCCTTCATATCCCATTTCTCCGATTCAATGATATTAAGTTCTACTGGACTTAAACCTATTTGTTTCCAATCTACTTTATAACCTGATACTGCAATAGAGTTAAAGTTAGCTGCACCACCCTTCTCGCTTACTGCTCTCTTTAGTGCTTGTGCTTGTGCTTGTCCACTAATTGGGTCGAATCTTTCATCGTTCATAAATAAAACACCTGCTGGTCCACCATTTTGGAATGATGCAACGGCAGCAGTCTTAGCTTCGTTACTTCTAGTTAATGTTCTTGCAGCAGCTAATAATGGAGATTGTCCGTATAATTGTCCACCTGTAACTGTCCACTCAGGATTGAAGTATTTGTCGTGTAAGATTTCTTTAGGGTCAAAGGACCACATTGCTCCATAGTATAATTGATATCCAACTCTGGTTGGTGGGAACATTTCGATATTTGCAATAATAGCCATATACTGAGCAGGTAAAGCAAATAATTCAAACGGCTTACCTTGATTGTTTCCTGTTTCAATAAGTTTTCCATATATAAATGAATTTCCTGTTATTAACTTAAATCCACACCATTGCTCAACTAAATCTGCCCAAGTATCTTCTCCGTTAGGATATTTCAATAGGTCGTTTAATCTTTGGTCTCCTGTATATATCTCAAATGCTTTCTTATGTAATTGGTTTACCTCTTGCCAGTTAGTAATCTTATCTGGTTGTTTCATCAATGACTTGTATCTTTTTGCAGATACTTCATCTTTAACTTTATAAACGTGGAATGGAGCAAGTTTTGCTTTATCAGTAATTAATTTTACAATTGAGTAAACAATATCGTTAGCTATATATCCATCTCTTACGAATGCTCTTGAATCACCACCTTGCCAAGTAACGATTCCACGTTGAATAGCCACACTTGTATCAAAAGGAATATTAGGTAATAGAGTGTTTATCTTCTTTTTAGTTAAGAAGTCGAAAAATGCCATATTATTAGAATTTAAACAAAGTTATGATTTTTACATCAAAATACACTTACTTGAAATCTTGGTGAATATTCAAAGAACATTCTCATAGCTAAACAATCACTAAAATCAGGAGAACGACCTATTGCTGCTTTCACTTTATCTTTAGGAATTACTCCTTTTTTCATATCGTTATCTACTGACTTTTGTTTGACTTGTTCTAGTTCCTGAATGATAGTTTGTTTTTGTTTTCCATCTGCCTGAATGTAAAGTTCTGCTTTGTTAACCATATCTGCTAATTTAAAATAGCATTGAGACTTTAGGTTATCAAAGTTTTCCTTTTGTCTTGTTACAGGGTTTACTAATGGAGAACTATTATTGACAAATCCTTTGCACCTAAGAATATCTACAACTCCACCTCCTACTCCATCCTCATCGCAAACTATATTAGATGTAGGTACTTTATGTTCTGTTGCAAAGTTCTTTATAAGTTCAGCGACCTCAACAACTGATTTACCATTGAATTGATAAAACCTAACGCGAAAGCCACTCCATATACCAATAACAGTGCTATCATTCCCAAAACGTGCCACATCACAAGTAATAAAAGAATCACCAATAGGAACAAACGTATTGGTAAAAGAATCAAGTATTTTATCATAGTCTATAAGTTGTGCAGGGTCATCCAAGTATTCCCAGTTACCAAATAAAAGCCTCTCCTTTGATACACTATCCAAAGTTAGTAAGTTCTCCTTGTAATGCTTTGAGATGTAAGGGTTATCATCTATCAAGGAAGTAATAAATCTTTTATTCTTAGATATTGTGCCATCTTGCTCTGGCTTATAGAACTCCGAATAGGTCCAATTCTTTGCTGGGTTACAAGTGTAAAGAATCTTAGGCACTAAATCGTTCTGGTCTAGTTGGAATCTTATCCTTGATTTGATTATGTTTCTAGCCTTGTCATCTACTTGGTTAGCCTCATCAATAAACGCATCGGTAATCTCTAATGAACCTAATTCATCAAAATTAGGGTCGGAAGGGTAGGAGTAAAGGTCTTTGAGTAGGATAGTAGAACCATTGGGAAATTCTATTGTAGAAGATTGAGCATTGAATTTAAAATGCTTGTTGGCTTCTAATCCTTGCATTTTAGCTATCTGAAAGAAGGAGACTAAGGTAGTTTCTTTTAGGGTTTTTAACACGGCTCTCCCAATTAGTCCTCTAGTATTGGGATATTTTAATCGCATCTTTAATTGCCAATAACACCCCAAAGCTGTTTTTCCTCCGCCTCAACCTGCCCCGCCTCCAAAAAGAACCTCGTTTGTGCGAGTATCTTCAAGAAGGTCAAGGGCAGTAGTTTGTTTTATTGATAGTTCCATTAAATAAATTGCTTGTA